CTTTCAATACGACCTTCATACATACGCGGTGCACAGATAGCATAACTCATTTGAGCTTTTGTTGTATCTGCTTTTGGTCGTATCATATTCTTTTTAAGCTCCCACTTTAAAAGCTCTTTACTACCAACTACTTTAGCACCTTCATAAATAACCTCAATAGCTCTGTCTACTTTTTCAAAGTCATCTGATGCTGGTGGATTAAACGTATCGTTTTTTTCTATAGCTTTGCTGCCACCTGTAGAGGTCGTTTTAATCTTGTGAACTTGATTAGCGTATGTTTTATACTCAAAGTATAATACTGTAGCTGTATTGTTTTCGTCAGCTTTAGAGTTGTAAGCAGTGCTGCTATAAGACGAGTTGTAACCTTGATAAGACTCTAGTTGTTCGTCTGTAAGGTTTGGAAACTCTTTTTTAAGTTCATTTAAATATATTTCTTTTACTTCACCTACGTAATATATATCATCAAAGTATGGTGAGTCTGTGTTAGAATATACAAGATCAGCTGGATCTACGTATTCTACTTTAATACCTTCTGCTTTATTAAAAGAACTTTTAGCAGCACCAATACCTATAACAGTTAAATCATTGTTTATACGTCTAGATACAAGTTCGTATTTGTTTTTATCAAAAACACTATTAATAGCTTCTTCTTCTGCTATTTCTACAGACTGCTTATAGTCTAACTGCATGTGAAGCTCTAATTCTTCTGTAGACTCAGGTAGTTTGCTTTGATCTGTTTCATATAAATCTATATCAAAATCAGCTTTAACCATGTCATTAAAAGACTTAGTGTTCATGTCTTTCGCTATTTTAGTAACATAATCTGTACGCTCTTGTATTGAAGCTGGATCTTGCGAATAAGCTTTTATGTTATACGATCTATCAGCCATACCGTTAACTACAATATCCACAAACTTTGGTATTATAGGCACTGGCTTCCAGTCTAAATTTAAATAAGATAAATCACCATTAATAGATAACTCATCTTTATATTTTCTAACAGACTGTTCTCCTCTAGCGTATAGTCTTAACGAGTGAAATGATTGCTTTGATGTTGAATATCTACCTGATCCATTTTTACCATCGTAACCATCTTTAGTATTAAACCACTCGTGTTCTATAGCTTTACCAACCTTAGTACCGTATTCGATACTCATCTTCTCTAAATCACTAACCGCTTGGCTGGGAAAAGAACTCTTTATAGCTTTATTAATCATTTATTTAAATTATTTTTGATCTTGATCCTTTATTGTCGTACCTTTTTATTCCAAGGTTTATACTTTTAACTTGTCGCTCTTGAACCGGTGTATAAAGGTTTTTATTACAAGCCATTACAGCTAGTCCAGAACTTATTGAGGCATCAAACTTTGTTCTATTATTTATATCAAATCTTGCCCAGTCTTCTAATGTTCTATTGAAATACATATCACCACAGCCCTCGCTGTTAATACCTACATATTTTTCTATATAAGATTCTATAGCAGCAGCGTGTGATTGTTTCATATCTTGTGAAGAGTTAGGTATACCACCTATTTCTTTTTCTGTTACAGATAACTTACTGTAAATTTTATCAGGCCTGTTCATTGAAAAGCCTCTATAACCTCTTCTTTTAAAATGGTATAATAGTCTTGGTTTATTGTTTTCTGCTAATATAGGCATGCCATAAAAAACACAAGCCATAAGCACGTCTTCGAAAAATATTTCAGCGGTTTGTGGTCTAGCAACATATTCTAAAAAAAAGCTATTAGCAGGCGCTTCTTCCATTGAATATTTTGTAAGTCCGTGTAATGCTCCGTTAGATCCTATACCGTCAACAGTTCCTGATATGTCATAACTGTCACAACCAAATGCTCCAACGTGTTCATTACCAGGAAACTTAATACCGTTTTTAAGCCTTATTCTGTTTTGCATTTCTAGCTTTGGTACCCAGCTAACTTTAAATCTGCCATTTTTATTAGGCATAAACTCTACAGTGGTATCTTTAACGCCGTTTTTCCATTGAAACGAACCTAGCGTGACAAGTGACGATTTGGTTATATCATCGTTGTAATCTATTTGCTCGTATATTTTAGTTAGATTGAAAAGCGATTGCTTTGCCTCGTCTCTAAATGCGTGGCTTTCTGTACGCGGAAACTGTCTGTAAAACTCGTTTAAGCCGTCTTGATCGTTTTTTAAACCTTCTACTTCATTTTCCCAATACTTTATTACACCTTGTTTGATTTTGTCTCCAAACGCGTCAAGTACTGGTTTGGATGGATTATCAAAGACAGGTGCTCCATACATATCAATATATCCCTCGTAGTTCCATTCCATAGGTATGAACAAAGAATATAATCCCGAGCTAGTCTGTCCATTGCGGTTTCTTCTTGTAATATCTGAGTCATAGTAAAGCTTTTTAAAATTATCACCACCTTTATCTAGTGAGTTACTTGTTGAACCCATCATACACTTACCAATAATTCTACTACCTAATCTTAACGTTGTTTTCGTAACCCTCCAGTTGTTGAGGATGTTCGTCGGACGTTCCCACTTGCCGCTCTCGTCGTGGACGAGGAGTTTAAGTTTTTCACCGTCATACGAGTTGTCGCCCGTGTTCTTCCAGTCAATCGTGGTGTCGAGCCCGTCAAGCTCTTTAAGCGTTTCGTTTGATTCAAGTTTTTTTCTCGTGTATTTTGTGGCTGGAACTCTAAAGGCAAGCTCGGTCTTCGGCCTGTCCATACCGTCCTGGATGGGCTTAAAAAAGAACGGGTAGTTGACTGATATTGGTACCACCTTGTCCGTAAACATCTTCTTCGCATCAGGTCCAGATTTAGATAATATTCCATATCTAGAGTCAGAGGATATGGTTGCCAAGTTAACCACCTCGCCTGATGCCATAAATGAAAATCCAGATCGTCTATTCTTAAGGTAGCACAGTCCGTAGGAACGTACATCGGCCTTGCAAGCCTCCCAAAAGATATAGAATAATCTATTTGATTCGCGAAAGTCCGGTTTACCAACGTCGATTTTACTCCACTGCAAGTACATGTAATGAGTACCAGTAATATAAGTAGCAATGTTTTTGTTATAAAACCAAAAACCTTCTTCTCTTCGAGTAAATTCATTGTCGATATAATCATACCATTCTTCTTTAAAATCTTGAGGGTATTCTTCCCAGTCAAAAACAGATTTTATTTTACTTAAAACTTTAGGGTATTCACTATGCTGCCAAGAGTTAGATTTAAATTTTTTTATATCTACAGGCTTTGGTAAAGCTATTTTAAGGTTTTGTATTTCATATACTTCACCTATCTCACCTGTTTTAGATATAACAACCATATCGTGCTCTTTGTTATATCCGTAATCCCACTTTTTATATCTATTTTTATTTTTTAATACCTTAGCTTTTACGTGGTCTTTTATTATTTTTACTAGAGTTTGTTTGTAACTCATGTTGACCTACCTTCAGCAAAGCCCTTGAAAGTTTTTTCTTTAGTTTCTTTTTTAGGCTTTTCGTTTAACATCTCTTCTTCAAGCTGTATTCTAGTTAGTATTTCAAACGCATCGAATATAGCTAGCTTTTTAGTAGCTGCAGCGTTTTTAAGCCTGTCAGCTGTTATGTCGTCTCCTGAATCTACAATAGGTTCCTTAGCTACCTTAATAAGTTCGTCCACAGCCTTTTGCCCAGCTTGGATTATATTCAACTTCGTCTCCTTTGTATTCATATTTAATTGTAATATCATTAGTGCGCATGCGGTATAATCTGTTTTCGTCTATAATAAACTCATATTCGCTGCTAGGGCTGAATCCAACTAGATCCCCCTCGTGTATTTTAAACGCTTCTAACGAGCTATTACCGTATTTTAATATACCAATACGTTTTTGCTCTTTATCTTCGCTTATAATTTGTTTTTCTTTTTTAAGTATAGGTTTGACAAAACAAAAATTACCAGGTGCTTTCCACTGGTTGTTGTGTTTGTAAAGAAATATTTGATCGTAATAACAAAAATACATATCTTCTTTAAAATACGATCCACTGTTTTTTTCAATACCTCTTACGTCATAAAACCTTCTAAATACATTGTGATGAACTATGACCTCGTCGCCAATACTAAGATCTGTATCACCTATTAAAGGTAATGACATTACAACGCCAACTCGATTAACAAACTTGTGATCGTCCATTGTTGTGTTTACAATTAGTTTTTTATCACCAACTTCTACTTCATTTGTATACCTACCGTTTTTTGGTTGTATAATGAAGCTATATAAACTTTGCATTAGTACTCTAGATTATATTCAATTGATATAGCCATATTGGAATTAAACTTTTTCCATGGTATAACTTCATTGTTTTTTTCTATATATATATTATACGAGCCATCTTTTTGATCATGCAATATATCAGAAATGCAATGACCTCCGTAAACCTGTTGACCTACGGAGTAATGCATTGCTTCATTTTTGTAATCTGCGCCTATACTTATTTTTCTAATCAGCTTGGCCATCTTCTTCAACTTCTTCTTCTACGATTTCTTCGTAAGATCCGTCTTCAAGGTTTACTTTAATTTTACCGTACTTTTCTTCTAGAGTTTCATTTAACTCTCTAGATTTACCTACAACTTCCGCGAACGCGTGAAGCAGCTCGTGTTTTTGTGCTTCAATAGCACCAATATCTGACAGCAATCTAACTTTAGTTGTTTGCTGTGCTGTTAATTGTTCTAATTCTTTTTTTTCTATTTTTTCACTCATGTTAATTTGATTTAATTATTATTTAATTTACTATATACTAATCACTTATATTAGTGTTTAT